ACCGGGCCAAAAATACCGTTGATCTGCTTCGAATGGTAGACAATTGTTTGCAGAGCAGGGTATTCATTCTGAATTGAAAGGTCCAATTTCTGTTTTGGTTGAGCCTTGATCATGTGCTTGTACTGATCGATGGCCGGCAGATCTACAAAATTGTAGTTAGCCAACTGTCCAATAGTACTTCTTTCCTGTTTTCCCAACCATCTCATCATTGAATCCTTCGTCATTACTCCAGCAATGTTTTTTGTGTATTTTTCTTTTTTAATAAAATAGCTATCAAAAAACTTATCTACTACAACAGATGCAGTACTCTCAATGTCAATCGTCCCCGTCAGGTCTGGCGCGTTGAAATTTCTTTTAATCATTGCAACCAGATTTTCGAGTAATCCTGCAGCCCTTGGCGGTTCCGCCGCGGTACGCAAAACTGGCTCTAGACATGGTTTCACCTCCTTTGGCATGGGAATACTTTTGGAAAAATCAAGAACACAATCCTTCACATTAAGACTATTATCACGTAACCTCATGGTAACAGCATCATACTTGTTAAGTATAGTACTATTACCAGGGAGGCATACATCGTAATAGAACTGCAGATCTGGAAAGTCTCCTGATTTAGGTGTTGCCACAAAGAGATTATGACCTTTGAACACTGCATCCATCTGTAATTGCTATCTACTACCTGCTTCTACCATATACATTTCTAAAAGGAAGGAGCTTAAAGAAGACAAATCACTAATTATCTGTACTAAAGGATCTAACACTACGGTGTAATATTTGAAGCTCTTTGTGTGTCTAGTCAGAGCGACTAGAACATGCGGGGAAGACTTGGAAATCAGAGTCAGTGGAGTTGCCGTCAATCTGACCAGCGACACATCTTCAAAGGTTTCTCCTTGGATCTCATGAACGGTGTTCACATTCTTATAGCCCTTCTCCTCTAACTCAAATTTATCAGCCTGAGTGAAAGTTACAATTTTCCCTTTTAGTGGTTTGGAAACACTGTTTAGTACTCCCTTACCGCCTATCATCTCAGATGAGACCGATCGTTGTACAGTTGAAGTGGTTGACACCGTTCCTTCGTACTTC